AGAGGGAAATTAAGCAATGTGTTAACGTTAATACAAAGGAAATGTTTTTATTACACAAACATATCACGCACAATTACAGCTCCTTTGTGGGCGTAATTGGCAGAAAGGATATTTGCTAGTTTTCGGGGTGTTTTCCTATTCCTTTTTCTATTAAATCCTCAAAATCGTAAGGTTCTGTTTTCTTTTCTTTTTCAGCAAAATATATATACTGATTCAATACACTGACAACAGTGAGAAGCGTGTCAACAGTTGAGCCCTTACCTTCAAATAATGCTTTCACAATATCCCACTTAATATTGCCTTGCTTTGCCACTTCGTAGGTGCTAAGCTTCTTTTCCTTAGCAATGTCTGCTAAATATTTGCCTATTATTTTTCTTGATTCTTCTAGTATTTGCTTTTTCATAATTTGTATATTTGATAAAAAAAAAGGCAGCTTACGGCTGCCAGTCGCCCCGAGACTATCGAAGAACTCGAGGATTATTGTATTTTAAATATTAAGGAATCGCATATAAACCATTTTTTTGAATCCATGCCATCTTTGAAAGTGGATGTCCATCTAAACTTCATTATTCTTTCTTGAGCCAAAGAATCGGCAATGTATTTAGCAGCTACTTCGGCATTACTAAAGTCATCTTTGGCACAATTTCTGCTCTTTAAATCTCTAATCATTTCTATAATTTCATCCCAATTTTCTTCTAGTTGTTCAGCAACCATTTTTGCTGAAAATTTCTGTGTGTATAAATAATGACAAGCCTTGTCAAAGTCTGCGTGGTGTCTATCAGGATGGCAAATTTCATAACTCCAATCTGCACTGTCTAGTACTGATTTTACTTTGTAAATAAATTCTGAGGTTAATGTTTCAATTGTTTTCATTTCGATAGTTTTTTTAATTGTTCGAGGAATATTCCCCATTGTTTGTTAAAGCAAAAATATACCTTTTTTTGGGTATATGCAAGTTTTTTTAAAAAAAAATTCTTAACGAGATGTTAAATGTTTAATTATACAAACATATCTCGCACAATTACAGCGCCTTTGTGGGCGTAATTAGCGGAAAGAATATTTGCTAGTTTTCGGGTTTCAAGGATAAGCGTAGAAGAATACCATGGTTTTTGTTTTCTGTTTGAGTTTTCTCTTTCTTCCATAGAGACTCCATTCCCAACACCCATGTCTGTAAAGCGTAAGAAAAAAGGATATTCAAACACAACTTGAGAAATGTCAGCCCCTGAAGACATTAATTCAAACTCAAAAGAGTTTGCATGAGCAAACGAATTACTTACGCCAAGCTGGCTCATTTTTTCAGCCCAAATGCTGAGCGTTACCTCCGCCCATTGTTCAATTATTTGATTTTTAGCTAGCATTATGTCCAATCTGATTCGTCGTACTGCTGCATTACTTTAGGATATTGCACCAAAGAAAAAGTTACCATTGTTCCGTAATGAGATCTTCCAAGCGGACCTATTGTTTGATAACTAATTGAATTTTTGTCCAGGTCGCGCAGACCGGTTCCGGAAGCGTGAGGAAGTTGTCCATCAGCGTCAGCATCTTTGATAATTTTTGCTATAATTTTTTTGCAGACAAGCAAGGATGCATCGATAACAGTATCATACTCGTCATCGTCGGTAATATCGTGAACATTAGATGTTACCATGAAAGTATAAACTTGCTGGTCGGCCAAAGAGTTTGGCGTGTGTACGTATTTGCCATCTCTACGGTCAAGTATGTTTAAGCAAGAAGATGTTCCGGCATAAGGATCTTTGCCAAGCATTTCATCAACTGTTCGGGCATTTCTGCCCCTGAAAAATTTAGGAGTAGTTTCTGTGTGGGCTATATCGACTAGGGAAATCGCAATCGCCTTCATGTATGTTCTGAAATTAAAAAGTTCTGCAGACATTATTTTTTCTTTTTAAGTTTATCCATTTCTTCTTTCATGCGAATAGCTTCTTTAGCTTTTTCGTCCAAAGCAATCATTATATCTAATAGGTACGAATTTCTGACATTCTCAACTTTCGAAGGATCTCCGCTGGCTAATGAATTAGAGATACGCAGCATGGAATCAATAATATTATCCCTGCTGTCTGTGTCTTTCTCAGAAATTGTATTGCTATGCAAATATTTATATTGATTTCGCATGTAATTTTTCACCCCACAATAGAATAAAAATATAGAATGTTTTATTGCAGGATCCACTCGCTTAAATTTTGGACAGATTTTGTCTAAAACGAAGTCGTTGAAATCTTCTCTTACATCTCCTGTATCTTCTGAATAAGCTTTTTTGCGGTAAAGCGTGCAGAGAAGATAATCAAGATACAATTCATTTTTTGAACGGACATATAAATCATAAAACCGCTCTGTGTGGATGAACTCGGAATAGGAAATATTTCCAAGTAAATCTGAAGGACCGTAATATTTTTTACCCCTTATTTTAATATAAGGAACCGGATTTCTTGTGAGCTTACTGTCAAGAATGATTTTATCTTTTTTAATAGAAAAGAGGAAATCTAGTTTGCTACAGATAGCAGAGATTTGTTCTGCATTAACAACGTAATAACTTCGTTTTTTTTTGATGTAAAAGTGTGTAATGCCATCAATCAACTTTGTTTTATCTAAAACCTTTAAATTCAGTATTTTCACGAGCAAATACGTTTGGAATTGTGGAACGGTGAGATTGACCCCACAAATAGCAAGCTCAGAAAGTCTTGATATTTGATCGTTTGTTAGGGCATTCCAATTACCAGGAATGTTAAATACATCATTGTCTATCCTTATTTCCATACGGTAAAAATACACTTAAGGCTGCCAGAAGAAAAGGACAGCGAACAAAAAAAAGATGTAGCAAGCTACATCTTAGAAATACGTACTTAAGAATAATTTGTATTCGTAGTCGATATTATCTTCTGATGCAGTTTCAAGCCAGCCTTCGAAATAAATGTTTTCAATGTAGTCGATAAATAATTCAAATGTATTCATTATTGCTGCCCATGCCTTTGGGACTTATTTCGGCTTCAAGCGCGCCATAATTAAATTTTATGGCAATCACTTTGATTTTAGCTTTCACTTCTTGTCAAGGGTTTATGTCTATTTGAAACAAATTGAACAAACATGAAATGCATGCCCTTGACTTTGTGAGCTAACAATCAATACATTTGACAAAAAATAGGAGTATGGAGAAAAAAAAAGGCTGCACAAGGCAGCCTTAAGGCATAAACAAAGCAATTAATTAAGAAAAGCAATAGATGGTATTTATAACTAAAAAAATATCAACTTAATCAATAAACCAACGGAAAGAATTGTAGTGCCTGTTGCTACTAATTTAGTTTTCCTCATTTGTTCTTTGTGAAGATTACTCATGTCTTCCATTTGCATTTGTTGCAACTGAATAATCATGCCTCTTTGGTCGAACTTCACACCAAGCGAATCGTATTCATTAGTCAAGCTGTCAAGATGTTCTATTAGCTGTAACCTCTCGGTAAGCTGTTTGTTCAGTTGTTTAATTTCTTTATGATTAAAGAAAATTCCATTTTCTCCATTAAGGATTAATGGGGTTCCTTGAGCCATTAGAAATGAGCTGCTGCACCAAAACAACATCAGCGTTGTAACTATTACTATCAATTTCTTCATAATTATCTTTATATTTATTGTGAAAATATTTTGCAATTTCTTCAGCTTCTACTTTTTTATAATCATCTACAATAGCTTGTAGGCTATCAATAGTTTTCTTTCTTTCAGCCATTCTGTAAACTTGCTGTATCTCACTTTCCTTCTCTTTAGGAAAGAAATATAAAGAGCAGAAAACAAAGAGTACTAAACCAAAAACAGCCCAGAATTTTACATCATTTTTATTCATTTGCTTTTCTTTTTATATTAAACATTTTAATACCTTTAGATACAGCTTTTATGTAATCTTTCCGCCCCTCATCGCTTGCTATATATTGACAGCTCTCGTAGCTTGTCATGAACCCAAATTCAATAAGAATAGCCGGACAATACGTATTAGTCAATACATAATAGTTGAACTCCCTTACATAGACTGGCATCGGCATAACCTTGCCCAATTCCCAGGCTATATAATTAGCAAGGATATCACTTTCTGTTTCTCCAACAGAAGTAAATACTATTATATGATTGGCACCTCCTTTAGTCCAACCTTGCAGCCCATCACTATCCGTATAGTCTGCCGTTTCATTAATAGGCTGCGCATCATGGTGTAATGATATGAAAACTGTTCTTTTATCTCGTGTATATATACTGTTTGCCCTAGATACTCTGGTTTTTAAAGAAATATCCTCCAATTCAGGATTGAGTAATTGAGCATCAATTCCGTTTATGGTTAATTCTCTTACCAAATCATAGGCAAATAGTTTATTACTAGCACCTTCCCATATTTTCAATCCACAAGGCCATTCGGGAGATTGTTTCCCGAACGTTTGATAGACGAGGTTAACAATAGAACCATGTCCAGCATCAACCACCACTCTAACATGGCTTTCATCCATCTTGGATGTATGTATATAATATCCACCAATTGCACCGCTTCCGGCAATTGATATTGAGATTAGGATGCGAAGTATTAATTTTCTCATGTTTTAATTATTTATAGCAGATCGAATTTCGATAATTCTTTCTGAGTTTTTACTAATTCGATGTTCGTGGTCCTCCAACTTGCGACATATTTCTGCGTGAGATTTGTCGTAAGATTTCTTAAAATCATTCAATGTGTAAATCAACTTATCTACAGCTTTGTCCAGTTTTTGGACAGCTTCGTCAGAAATATTAATAGAGGCCATTCTCTGTTTAAGGAAAAAGCCTATAATTGTTAATAACAAGACTATAAGGGTTCCCGCAATAGACAATAAGATACTGTACGTTTGTTCCATATTAATGACCTAATTTAATAATTCCACTTGCCTCATCGTTTTCCTTTTCCTGATATGTTGTGCGAGCAGGATAAACATCAGAATTAGCCCACAGAGGGTAATCTTCTTCGTTTTCGTCTAATAATCGGCGAATTCTGCCAACATATAAATCTCCAAGATTTTTATGTCGGTCGTTTGCCGTTTTCTCTGCAGAAGTTAAATAAGCAAGAGCAGGAAGTATGAGGTTTAATAAATTCTGATTTACAGCTGCAACGTTGTCAGCTTTTATTTCTGAAACAATCTGATTAGAAAGTTCCGTTGATATAATAGGCACAATGTCATTCTCTTGAATGACCTTAATAGTTGCACGCCATTTTACAAACGTCAACATGTCAATATCAACATGTTTCCGAAAGTCGTAAGAGTTTTTAAGGTAAATTTCAAAATACTCTGTGTAAGCATCAGAGTCTTTCCAATCAGGATATGTGTCGGCATTCTCCTCTAAAAATAATAAGAGATTGTTGAGTGCTATATGAGCGTCGTCCCAACAGTTCTCTTTAAATTTATTTACTCTATTAGCAGAAGCAGGAGCAGATGTTGAAGTGCTGTCAACGACAAAGCCATTGCTTGACAGATTGAGGTCAAGTTTGTCAACAGCGTGAAAAAAGGCAAAGTTAACGATAACTGGGCGAATATACTCCAGTATATTTTCATATTTTTCTGTAGTTCCTTCTTCAGCAACATGTGATGAAAGAGCATTGTACAAATCGTCTCCGATGTATTCTTTCAAATATTCTCGTTTGTTTTCTACAAGATTAATAGCAGGAGTAATATCAACAAGCTGAAGCGTGCTTGATATTTTGAAATGATTTTTAACGTTTTCGATGGTTTTGAATAACATTAGCTTAAAGTTTTAATGCTGCCGGTACCATTGTCCAGCGTGGTTAATTCAAGATTTGGAATTCTAAAGAAAATATCGTCTGGCCATTTGTTGATGGCTTTAACGATATAAAGAGGCATCAACAAACGATCTCTATACATTTTCATCAATTGTTGCTTGATAATGAATAGTTCTCTGGCTTCCGTTCCGTTTATCGTTTTATTTTTCCCTGGAGTTGAACCAATCAAAGATTGATGTACCCCAAGCGAGTAAGATAGAATGTTTGATACTTCTTCGCTATCCTCGATGTAAGCACCGTCTTTAAGTTTGTTATCTACGACGTTGAATTTGATCATTCTCTTTTCTCGGCCGTCAGCAAAATATTTGACTTTACTTATCACAGATTTCCCTGAATTTTCAGAACCTTTGAGATATTCCTCAAAGTTTTTATATTCAAGAGCAATACGAGCTTGTTTTTTCTTGTCGTCTGTGATTCCTTCCTCTTTGAAAATTAATTCAAAGTAGTCTTCAGATAGCTCTATATGGTATTTGATTGTCATTTGGTTAGACATCAAGGCTTTTTTGAATTTTGGTATTGCAATTGCAAGGTCGTACCATCCAGATTCAAATACAGAATACCAGGGGGCAGTTTTGTAATACAATCTTCCGGGAGAAGGGAAGTTTAATGGAATGATATAACGATAGACTTTGTCGTCTTTAGTTTTCCCATCTCTTCTTGGTTCTCTGCCAATCTTTCTTTTCAAATCAAGAGTTGGGTTCTGAGAAGACAGAACGTCAGAAACAACAAATTCTTCTTTTTTCGATGGATCTTCACCATCATGAAACTTCGCAGAATATACGTGTTTGGTAATTTCGCCAACATTATCTTCTACATAACCCCAGCGAGAGAAGTCAGCCTCTTTGTGGTTAAGCTCTACAATTTTTCTGCTTTGTGGAGATTCTCTATTGAGAATAATCTCTGGGAAAGCATTATAAAAATAATTTAAATCAAGGAGCTGCTCCCACAAATAATGGTTAATGTCGTTGTTGTCAAAAAACTCATTGATCTCTTTATTGTCTAAGTTTGGTACAAATTTTACGGTTCCTTTGTCATAACTTCTTTTGACAACTTGAACTCCATCGCCATAGCCTAGATTGATGAGAAACCCTAATCCTGTTATTAATTGAGGAGATTTACCTATTTTTTCAATAATTTCAGCTGGGAGATTATTACTGTCGCCCCATGGAACGTATTTTATTTTTTGATTATCCACTTCCAAATCTTTAGGTTCTGTATCAGGATTAGAAAACATCGTTGTGGAGTTGGAAAACGTAACTATTGCACTAGGACCTTTAATGTAGTGAATAGTTGGAACAACTTCTATATAAGATTTGTTAGACATACACTTTTTCTCCATTAAATTTAAAAATACGAATAAATTTAACTTTTCTAATTTCTCCAGATGGGAGTATTTTAATGTTCATTGTGCCACCCTTAGAATGGACACTAGTACAGATAGCTTTTTCCACCTCTACTTTATGACCATTCTCTTTGTAAAAACAAAGACTAAACTCAGAGAGCCTTTCAGCTATAATCCCTATTTTGTTATAGAAAAGCATGTACAAATATTATAATAGAGTTTAAATAAATAAAGGACACTCTTTTTTGCTTCTTTTTTCCGTAGAGAAAAAAGAAGTTCGGGGTAAAAAAAAGCCCGATTAACTCGGGCTTTCAACTTGCGTATTTGAAAAAACATAACTCAGAGGGAAGAATGAATATTCTTCTTCTTCATCGTCGCTTGCGCTTTGTTTTGATTTAACAGGTTTACCCCACAACAAATAAGCCTTAGAACCTTTAATGATTTTTTTTCCTTCTTCTTTCCATTTATTAAAGGTTTTGAATTTTTCTATTTCAGGATTATCCTCCATGTAGGTTTGGATGAGAGCTTCGTTTATTGTTTCGCAAGCACCTTCATTAACAAGAGCTTTTAAAGCTTTAGAAAGTTCAATTAATCGTTTACGATTTGCTTTATACTTATTTTTTTTTGTATCTTTGTTTTCCATTTTTAACTTAATTTGTGAAACATTTAATTTAAAAATTAACCGTAAGGGTGGCAGCCCTTACGGTTTTCTTTTTTAGCAGTATATGCTTTTCCTTAGTTCATCAATCTTTTGTTTAATATCCTGCTGCACTTGTTCGGCATATAAATAAACAATTTTAGGCGTTGATATGCTTACAAGACATTCTCTATCTTTAACCAATTTGATTTTAAAGCGCTCTTCGCCATTATCAAAATTATTCTCTTCTTCTGCTTGTGCTTTAATTGCAGGCATTAATTCGCCCAGTTCGTTGTTCTTTTTTTCGAAAGCTTTCAAGGCGTTGATATTTCGCTTTTGTTTTTCAAAATATTCAACCCTTTTTTCAAAGCTTTCGGGAATAGACTTAACGACTTTCTCCAGGTTCTCAACCTTAATAAGAAGTTCCTCTTTTGAAAGGTCTTTGATTGATTTTGTTTTGTTGTTTTCTTTAGCGTTAGATTTTTGTACGCTAGTTTTCTTTGCTACAGAAGTAGCATTTTTTTCTTTTGTTTCCATTTTTTAAATAATTAGTTAAACATTAAATTAATTGTTTGAGGTGGCAGCCTCAAATCTTAAGTAAAGATACAAAAATTAATTAAACTACCAAAACTTTAAGCAATTATTTTTCAGTATGTTACAATAAAATTATAGATATAAAAACCACAGATTGAGCTGCGCAAAACAAAAAAATATTTTTATAAAAAAAATCATAATTACGAAAAAGCCACAAAATCCCATAAAAATCAACATAATACGTTGACACAAAAAAAGATAAAGGTTCAAAAAGGGAAAAAAATTCCCTTTTTTAGTGAAGACATCCCGCGCCGCCCTGTGAAAAAAACGTAATTACGAAACGTTTTTTTTGTGTTATATGCTGGAAGTTTCGCAAATGAGCGAACGAGGTTCGCCCTTACAATCATCACCCGTAGGGTGATACCTTAGTGTTATGGAGCGTATGAAGTTACTGAGAGAAGTGCGTAGATACTCCTGCCTTGTTGATGGAGTCAACAGGCCAATAATTAAGACCTATGTACAGTGTATCCCAAGCATCAGTAACGTGGGTTTTTGTTTCGTCTGGTTGTTCCGGAGAGTCGGCTTTCTTTTCGGGAGATTTATCCTTTTCGAATCCATTACGACCTTGCTTTGTGCCTGTGATATTCATTGCCGTAATAAGGTATTCGCAATTGTGCTTATTAAACGTCGGCATAAGGTATTCAGGATCCCCTTTCATTGCCAAGTCAAAGTCATTATATTTAAGATTGTGCCTTCGGGCTTGACCGATATATACAGGCTCAACGTTCCATCCCTTTAGCTTCAGCTTACGAATTACTATGTCGGCAAAGCACTCATCAGAGCTTGCATCAGTACCAGTAGCAGTATGATCATAGTAATATATGACGTCTCTGTTAGCATGCGCAGAATAATAATTACACCAATCATCAATCAACTCACCAAGTTTACGTTCATTCTTAACAAAGTGATGTTTCAAGGCTCTAGCTTCTCTGCCAACACCTTGGCCTGTTATGATGTTACTAATGGCCGAATTATAATCAAGACCAATAGCAAGAGGTACGTCAGGCTCAATATCACCGTCATTAATACAGCTGTCTTTAAACTTATCAATATCATAACCGTAAGCATCAAGTATATGAGAAGGAGGTTCAGCAGTGTAGCAGTGAATTTTTTCGTTAAGGGAAGGATAGAATCCATTCTCTATCTTCATTAGGCGTTTATTCATAATCGCCGTTTGAAAGATCAGAGGCGGAAGAGAACGTTTCATTTTGAATATAAACTCCTCGCCAAGTATTTCAATATTATCAAATATCGTAGGCTCATAATAGAATGAAGCTTTGCTGCGAAGAATGTTAAGGATTTTTTTTAATTCCCTTAGCTTTCTCTCTTCATAGCTGTTACGCTTTAATTCAGGGATGCGTTTGAATTTGATATAATCGTTATACGTAATTTGTATTGCAGCTAATATTTCTTCATCAACTTCTTTCTCTTTTTCCAGGACCCACATACCGGATTTAAGCGTTGGCATGTCAGTAGTGAATAAAGTCCCATGATGCCAGGGGCACTCTCCAAAGTAGTTACGATTACCACGATTAGCAGGAAAGACTTCATTCATTATTTTGTTATAATCTAGGAATTTAGCTTCAAACCCAAACACATAATCCAAACTCATAGAGTTGGTTGACATTGCTCTGTCGAAGCTTATAAGGTGTTGAATAGATCCATTTGGCCACGAGATAACGTGGTCATAACTAAACGGTTCTATATAGGGCTTAGCAAAACCAGAATTCTTTGGTGGTTTTCGCCCGTAGAAGAAGTGGATGTTACGTCTGTAACCCAATCTTTCTAAGGCATGGAAAACCGCAGGCAAAGTATTTTGGAGCAATTTGGCATAAGTGGGTGAGAGCAAAGCTCCGGCAGAGCGAGGCATTGCGTGAACATTACGAAGAAGTCTTGGAGCGTCAATACCTTCAGATTTGCCAAACCCACGAGGAGCAACAATAGTTTCATCTTTGGCAGCAATAGCCATTGCTCTGCGTTGAGCTCTATTGAAATATTTCTTATTCTTTGACTTCTTCATATTCAATATCCTGAGGATTTTCTCCAAGTTTCCGCATTATGCGGGCAATATATTCTTTTTTATTTTGAATAGGCTCAAGCTTGAGCAATGTTATGTCCTCAGACGGTTCAAAGTCTGGAGGAATAAGCTCATCCCAAGGGATTTCTTCGATTTCGTCTTTGTCGAGTTTGGTGTATTTACCTATCTTATCAGCAGCAAGAGCCATTCCTTTGGCATCTTGATTGCTTTCAGCAATGGCATAAGCCTTTTTACACATTTCTATAACCATATGCCTGTACCATTCCTTAGATGCATTCTTGACATTTCCCAAGAGATATTTAATATTTTCAATATCTCTGTAGGCTTGACTTTTAGAAATTCCAAACTCATTCATTAGAAAATTAACAAGATTAGAATGAGTTTCTGTAGGGTTTTCAAGCATTTGAGTGTAACCAGAAAGTAGCCTCTTTTTTATCTCCTGTTCTGCAGAAGTAAGTTCAATCTGTTCGTCTTTTGATTTAAAGAGGTTATTTGCAATTCTTTCAAGTGATGTTTCTTTAGTCATTATTTCTCCTTTGCTTCCTGGTTAGCGATATAGTTCTGAACGATTTGTTGGGCTTGAGGGCTGCCGTGCTCTGCAAATTTGATAACATTTGTCCTTATTTTTTCCTTAGTGTCAAGTTTAGCCTTTTGATAAGCGATAGTAATAGGATCATTGGGTTTATTTCTTATAATATGTTGAAATTTTTTAACATCAACATCCATTTTGATTGCGATTTCCTCAGGAGCAAAGAATAATCCTGCTAGAATCTTAACTCGTTGTATTTCTTCTTCATTAAATTGCATAAGGAATCATATTTCTTTTAACAGCTGATAAATCAGAGTTAATCTTATCATAGATGGATTTACTCTGAAATACCGAAAAACATTCGTATCTATTCACTTTATTAAGATTGGCAGAGGTAATAATGCTAATATAGATATCTTTACCCTTAAGTAGTATTAATTTAGCGTGAATAGATGCCAGAAACACATTAACGGCACTATTCGCTACAAACAAGCTTTGATCAAGTTTGTGTTTTTTAATTGTATAATCAAGTATGCAAGTTATGTTAGCGATTTTACCTGCTTCTAATAAATCAATAAAACACCTGGTGGATTCTTCTGAGATAGAGTAAGAAGTGATAATAGCCTCTTCGAACCTATGAAATTCACAGAGGAAATCAATAACCTCATATACACTG